GATACTACAGCCGAAGTTCTCAATCGATGTGTTAAATACCTCGTGGAGGGTCTTTTTGTGGCGGTAGCTGCAATTTTTATCCCTAAGCGTACTCTGCCTGCCGAAGAAATCCTCAGCCTCGGCATCGTCGCTGCGGCCGTATTTGCAATTCTGGACGTCGTGTCTCCCAGCATCGGCTACTCTGCTCGCCAGGGTGCCGGATTCGGTATGGGTGCGAACCTGGTAGGCTTCCCGCGGTAATAACTAGAAACTGCCTGCATATTCCAAGTTAGGTAACGGCATGTAGCGCTAGACGCATGCTAAATCGACCGGATGAATTGCCAAGACAGGTCCGCACAAATTTTCTGCCAAATTTTGTCCTGCACGTATAATTTGTCCCGATTTTTGAGCAATTGAAAACAGGGGAGATATTCATCAAGTTCCAGCAATTCACAGAATTTGTAGAGGACGTAGGAATATGAAAGAAAATTATTACGCTCCTTTGGACAGTGGGTCTGAAACGATGGTTGAATTTCCTTGAACATATACCGCAGTTTCTCCTCAATTTCTCGACTCATCACCGCCGCCGTCTGACCGTTCAGCCGATTTATAATATGCGGAATGTGCTCGTAATATTTGTTGAATTTCATCTTCTTCAGAATTTCCTTGACCTTCGAGGCCTTCAGCGTCCGAAAATCCATGATCCGCTCCTTTTTGAGGTCCACCAGAATTGCATCATACACCTCTTGTGGAATTTCTGTCGTCTCTTTCGCCTGAAATTGCGCAAGCCACTCGTTAAAGTGATTGATGCGCTTATAGGCGTAATAGGATACCTCTCGTGGTGGGTCCTTATAAGACGGCTTATCCGAGTCGACCAAGACAAAATCCTGGAAACCGCATTTACTGCATGTAAAATTTGCCTCATTTGCGCTGAAAATCATTTCTGTATCGCAATGAGGGCAGTCACCAAAAGTCTCGAATTCAATTTCGTGCGCGGACCTGGCGTGCTCCGGCTTTATTTTTTGTAAATAACTTTCCAACAGTTTCTCTCTCCGCACCTCCTCCCCCTTTTGTCTTCCCTCTGGACCCCCTTCCACCCCCTTTCCTTCTGCTGCAGCCTCCTCCAATGCCGCCAAGACACTCCCCGGCTTCTTCATCACTGCCCTCTTTTGAATCGGCGAAACTCCACTTTGAATTTTTTCCTGTATATCGTAATAATCATATAGTACCGGCCCCGCATTCAGATAATAATCATAGAGTTCTGTATTTTTTTGTAGATACTCGAGCTCTTTTTGTGCCGCTGTTTTTTTATCCTTCCAAATTGAACACTCTGTATCTGTATTACCCATCATAATATTACCATCACATGTAGATATATTTGCACGTATACCATCTACATTATCATGTTTTGTTCGGATACGATGAATATGATGTCTATGCAACGCATCTAATGTTGTTCGACACTCTGGGTTACTTCTTCGTGTAGGGCGTATACTAAAAAATGCATCATTGGAATTCATTCTAAACTAGAAGTACCCTTTTTGTTTAGACGGTTACCGTGATGTGCGGAAGTTAAGTACCCCCTAAAGGGGTACTTAATTTAAGCCTACATCACTACTGTAGGCATGTAGGCTAAGTTAGGTACACTCTTGGGGGTGTACCTAACTTTGGATTATGCCGGTATTTTAATATTGCGGTGCAAATTTCAGAACGAAAAACCAAACCCTTCCGGCAGATAATTCTCAAAAGTCCTGGCTTCGCAAATTTATTTTCTAAGGAGATGGTATAAACAAAAATGACGGGTGGTGGTCTTATGCAGCTTGTAGCCTATGGCGCTCAGGACGTGTACCTGACCGGTAATCCTCAGATTACTTTTTTCAAGGTGGTATACCGCCGCCACACCAACTATGCGATGGAGTCCATTGAGAACCCCTTCAACGGCTCTCCTGGCTTCGGTCGTAAAGTCACCTGTACGATTCAGCGTAACGGCGACCTGATACACCGTGTGTACCTGCAGGCGACTCTGCCTCGCGTGACTCTGAACTCAACCACGGACGGCTCTGGTGCGCAGTTCCGTTGGCTCAACTGGGTTGGCCACAACCTCATCAAGAACGTGGAGATTGAGATTGGCGGTCAGCGCATTGACAAGCACTATGGCAACTGGCTCCACATCTGGAATGAACTCACCCAGGAAGCGGGCAAACAGGCCGGCTATGCAAAGATGGTTGGCAACGTGCCGGAGCTGACGAATCTGCTGGTGCAGGGCGGCGAGGACTGCGACGACTTCTGTGCCTCAGGTGAGCCCAACGCCTCTGATGAGGTGCGCAAGTGCGCACCCGAGTACACGCTGTACATCCCTCTCCAGTTCTGGTTCTGCCGCAACCCTGGTCTGGCGCTGCCCCTCATTGCGCTCCAATACCACGAGGTGCGGGTGAACCTGGAGTTCAACGAGCTCCGCAACCTCTGCTGGGACATCTCCCCCCAGTTGTCCAACGCACACACCATCCGCGACCGTGTGAACAACACAAATCTGGTGGCGGCGTCTTTGTATGTGGACTACCTGTACCTGGACACGGACGAGCGCCGCAAGTTCGCCCAGGTGTCCCACGAGTACCTGATTGAGACCCTGCAGTTCACGGGTGTGGAGTCCATCACCTCCTCCTCCAATAAGCTCAAACTGAACTTCAACCACCCTTGCAAGGAGCTCGTCTGGGTTGTGCAGCGTGACTCATATGTCTCATGCAATGACGGTGATGTGAACCCGTGGAAGGGTCAGCAGCCGTTCAACTTCTCGGACTGGTGGGACCGCTCCGTGCTGGAGTCTGGCTACTCCGTGACCCGCGTGGAGGGCATGGCGGGCAAGAACCCCGTGATCACGGCACTCCTCCAGCTGAACGGCCACGATCGCTTCCAGGTCCGCGAGGGACGCTACTTCAACGAGGTGCAGCCCTACCAGCACCACACCAACATCCCTGCGGTGGGCATCAACGTCTACTCGTTCGCCCTGCAGCCCGAGCAGCACCAGCCCAGCGGCACCTGCAACTTGTCTCGCATTGATAACACCACCCTGCTGCTGACCGTCTCCAACAACTCGGTGGGTGCCGTGACCTCCTCGTCGGTGTATGTGTTTGCGACGAACTATAATGTGTTAAGAGTGATGTCGGGCATGGGGGGACTTGCTTATTCCAACTAAACACATTTTCTCGTCGCACTCAAGTCATGGTGGTTGTATTTTTATATTTTTAGTATGTGAGCGGCGGATGTGAAAAGTCAGAAAATACAGTTTTCCGGCGAATCCGTGGACGACTTAAAACTCTTTCACGTTACTAATTTAAAAATGGTAACGTGTAAGGCGGTCGTTCAAGAAGGTCCTAGAACAGGTCAAGCCTGTAAATTTCCCCCGTCTGAGAATGGCTACTGTGGTCGCCATGAACGGAATCGTATATATGATGAAGGTATAAATTCCGGTAAACACTGGTGTAGATTTTTCTTTAGAGGTTGCGATAACGAAATACAAGCAAAAGAAGTCACATGTAAAAACTGCAAAAAGCGCTTGACAAAGAAGCAATATGCGTGTGAGCATAATGGATGCCCCTTCAAAGTAAAGGAAAAGGGCTTCTGTAAAAAACATGAAAGAGATAAATATCGAAAAGAAGAGGAAGAAAAGGGTATTAAATACTGTGATATTGCGAGAGGGTGTTTTACAGTATGCCCAGAAGGCAAAAAGTCATGCGAAGAATGTCTTAAGGATGCGCGTACTAAGGAGATAGAACGCTACAACAAACGCAAACAACTTAACCAGGTTCTTCAAACAACGACGCATACTACGGGGCGTGTTTGCGCACAGTGTGGAAAAGATTTTGAGTCATATAAAACGAGATATGGAAAAGAGTCTCTCAACTGCAAATCATGCCAAGAGGCACAAGCAAAACAAGATGAAAAAAGAAAAGATAGGGTTCGAAATTTTAAGGAAGAAAAATTTAACAATATTGCGCAATACTATAGGGAATATGTAGTAGGTTCCATTAAACGCGGCTACGAGATGAATCTAGACTTTGATACATTCTCCAAACTGGTTATAGCAGAATGCAACTACTGCGGTCATAAAAAGGAGGGTGAAGTAAACGGTATTGATCGTGTAGATAATGCGCAAGGATATTCTGTAGAAAACTGTGTGACAGCCTGCTGGAAATGTAATAGGATAAAATATACTTATCATAAAGACTTTTTTATAGAAAAATGCAGACTAATCTCAAAAAATATTATGGCGCCCCCTGCATTTTTTTCAACATGGAAACAGTATTATACAAGTCTACGTAAAAGACAGTTTGGAACTTATATAAAAGAAGCAGCATCCCGAAATCTACCTGTAGAGATTACGCAAGAACAATGGGAGCGTATAACACGTTCACCATGCTATCTTTGTGGCTACCAATCCGCAAAAGGAATCGGCCTGGATCGCATGGATAATACTGTGCGCGCATACACATTCACAAATTCTCGTGCGTGCTGTGGCCCCTGTAATAATATGAAAGGTGAATTCTCACTTGAAGAGTTTATCGACCAGTGTAATATTATTGTAACTAAGATGATTCCGGAAAAGGAGGAAGAGGTTGAAGCGGCCCCCGCCGAGGAGCGGAAACACTGGAAGGCGCTTGGACTCTACTACGCAATTATTTCCGATTCCGCTGATTCATTCTTGGATGCATATTCGGAATTTTACAGTATGGAGGAATTCAAGGAGATTTGTAAACTTGTAAAAGAAAGTACAAAAGAGGCTGGAATAAAAACGTTGAGAACCCTGTTACAGACATTAAGGAAAAGAAAGTACCGTCTCTCTATTGGAGAGTAAGACCGCCGATAAAAATTGACCCAACCCCACCCACAAAAACATCACATGCAAACCGACCAGCCCTACAATTTCCGCAAGTCCACACAAATTAAAAGTCTCGTATCAAAACTCGGTGTCACAGAAATCCAGGCGCACCTGATTCTTTCGGCCGTTAAAGGCGCACCGGTGCGTCCTCCTAGGAATCGCAAAGAATGCGACTTTGAAGTTCTCTCGGATGGTGTATGGTTAAATGTCGAGATAATGAACAAGGTGTACTCATAGTTCTTTAAGAAGTTGGTCTAGAATCTCGGGATGATACTGAAACCTCTGTAAACACGGACCAGGGTGACTGCTATGTCTGCTGCCACTAAACCACTGTAAACGTGTCATTTTTTCCTCGTTAGTATCGTCCTTATTACACAAGCATTCCCCCCCAGTTTGTGTAAAGCACGAACGCACGATACGCATTATATTATCTGAGTTCGTAATAAGTATTATTGTTATATTGTGTAGTGAGAGTGGCTCAGTGTCACGGTCGGGTGCCTCTATTGACGTAGACCATTTTATATCATGAAAGCAAAGCAGTTTAATACCAAGTTTCGATTCATGGATATCAAGAACGGAATTTATTTTTCCTATATAATCTAGATCCCGCTTTATTCGCTTTTTCTCATTGTCTGATAATTCGGGTGAAAGTTTTTCTATTTCTCTATAACAATCCCATATGTCATCTTGAAGTTTCTCACAATCTTCTTCAATAGCATATATCTTTTGTCGGCACATCCTCGATTCTTTGTGCAAGAGTTCCTTCTTCTCTTCCAGCGCTGCTAGTTTTGCGCGGAGTTCTTCCATTTTTGGGATTTGCCTATAAAATAGGCGAATCTCAAATTTTGTCCGGTGGAATTTAGAGAATGTCCGAGATGGTTATTATTAATCCTCTTTGTAAAGAGGAGCGCAAAGAGGAGCGCAAAGAGGAACACAAAGAGGAGCCTGAAAAGGATATTTCCTTCTGCTATTTCACCTAGCTTTTTTGTTGTGTGCCGTTTATTTTGGGGTCTACTGCTTAAGACCGCTGCGGCCACCGCTGCGGCTCAAGCCCAAGCCACCTGCATCGTTTTGTAGACTTCCAAACGCTTCACATTCTCTTTTGCGAACGTCTCGCAGTCCCTCAAATGGGCCGAAAGTGTCACACCCCTCAAATCCTCCTTACAATAGTTGCAGCGAGTTGC